AATCGGGTAATGACTTCTCCAGATGGTATCAATTGGACTATCCAGACTTCAGCAGCAAATATTGATTGGCGTTCAGTTACTTATGGGAATGGTCTTTTTGTAGTAGTATCAGCAACGCCTAGTGGCAGTAACCAAATAATGACTTCTACCAATGGGGTTAACTGGACATTGAGAGAAGTTCCAATTGCGAACCAATGGCTATCAGTTGCCTATTACGATGGTCTTTTTGTAGCAGTATCAAATACTGGTACTGGTGATAGGGCAATAATTTCGCATGATGGGATAATATGGGAAACCAGAAAAACAGTAGTAGATAATGATTGGCGTTCAGTTGCTTATGGTAATGGTCTTTTTGTAGCAGTATCATACACTGGTACTGGTAATCGTGTAATGACTTCATCAGAGGGGTCTGGTGGTATTTTAGCAAGCGTGGAGGCAATATAATATGACAAAGCCAGCGGATAAACTTGAGTGGATTCCTGACAATACAACGAATATTGAAGAACCAACAGGGGCAAAAAAGAATAGTGGTTTTGTCGCTGAAAAACCCCCTTTCCAGTTTCATAATTGGATTTTTAATATTGCTAGTCAGTGGATCAATTACCTTTCTGGTAATGCTAAATACAATGTAATCATTTCCGATGATTCACTAGAAGCGGATTACGCGACCCTGGCAGCTTATTTGGCTGACGCCCCTGCTGCTGGTGATCGGGTTCTGTTGAAGAACTCTGAGGTATTGACTACTAATGCTTCTATTCCAGCCGGGATTTTGTTGTCTCAGGAGAAAGGGCAGACATTAACGACTACCACGAATTTCTCACCGATAATGACGTTGGCCGATGGTGTTGTTTTGGAAGGGTCGTTCTATTTAGGATCTTCTGATACTGGAACAACTGCAAAAGGTGTGTCGGTCAATGGTGATGGTTGTCAGGTTGACAACCTAATTGTCGAGAATACCAGCACAGGCACAATCACTAATGCTTTCTATATTGAATCAGGAAAATTAACGAATACCATAAAAGGGCAATCTGATAATTCCGGTGGTGGAGCGATAACCAATGCCATTACTGATAATTCGGGGAATGCAACTAATGATTATGTTATTAGGGATGGAACTGTTGTTATTTTGCAGGGTAATTTAAAAGGGAATGTATTAGAGCCATCTAGTGGTGTTGGCGTTGATATTGATGGTTTTTTGATCAAAGATGGATTTGGGCATCGACAAGATGATACAACTGTTGGGTATGGCTACAACGCTGGAATCAACAGTTCGATGGGTTTTATAACAGCCATCGGGCATGGTGCGCTTGAGGACAATACAACTGGGCAGAATGTAGCTGTTGGGCAGAGTTCAACGTCTAATAATACAACAGGAACAAACCACGTAGCGGTTGGTACATTTTCGTTACAGGCTATGTTAAGTAACAATTCATGTACTGCTATTGGTAATAGTTCTTTGAACGATGCAACTGGTGGAGGAAATACCGGCTTAGGGGCGAGTTCCGGCGATAACATAACAGTTGGAATTAACAATACTTGCATGGGCTATCTTTCTGGGGGAACTTTATCCACAGGAAGCAACAACACTTACATCGGTTATTCTGCTTACCCAACTTCTTCATCTGTTTCAAATGAATTCACTCTGGGCAATTCAAGCATTGCTACTCTTCGATGCCAGCAGACAACAATCACCGCTCTTTCAGACAAACGGGATAAAGCTAATATTGAAGAGCTTACTTTGGGCCTTGACCTGATTAACGCTGTTCGGCCTGTTACCTGGAATTGGGATAAACGAGAATGGTATGAAGATGGTGTTTCTGATGGCTCTAAGAGGGAAGATAAAGTTAGTTATGGATTTATTGCCCAAGAGCTTGATAAAACTCAAACGGGCTTAGACGCCGAATGGCTTGATCTGGTTCTTAAAAACAATCCAGAAAAGCTCGAAGCAACCCCTGGTAAATTGCTATTCCCTCTTATTAAAGCTGTTCAAGAACTCTCAGCGGAAGTTAATAGATTAAAGGCGCAGATCAATGATTAAGGCACTCCTCATATTACTATTATTTCCGATTCAGGCCAATGCCTCAGAGTGGTTTACACCCTTTGACAAAGAAGATTATGCCTACCAAGCTGTATACACTATCGCTGCTTGTATTGATTGGAGACAAACCCAAACATTTACTAAAACTGGTAGAGAAGAGCAGAATATTATACTTGGGAAAAATCCGTCAAGAAAACGAATTGATACGTTAATACCATTGGCAATTGCTGCAAATTGGGCGACTTCATATATTCTTCCGAAAGACATGAGGAAATTGTGGCAAGTGTTTTTTGTGGCAGTGGAAGGATCAGCTATAATGCATAATCATAAAATTGGTGTAAGGATGTCTTTCTGATATGTCGGCAGATAATCTTAATACTAAAAATTCCGGTGTTCCGAATAGATTAAATGACACCATTATTGCCGCAAGCTCAATATCAAATTCTTTTTCTACGCTTGTTGATTTGGCTCCATGGAGTTATACTTCAATAATCATTGAATCTTCTTTAAATCAAGATATAACAATTCGTTTCAAGTATGGTGAAGGATATAGTGAATTGATAGTTCCGATTAATAGAATTTTCGTTCTTGATGATTTTCTACACCTTGGGCTTGTTGGAATAAAATTTAATGGGGCTGCTCCCGATTCAGGTGAATTAAAGATGGTGTCTTGGTAATGAGTGGATACGGGAGTTCTCCTATAAGCCAAGAAGGGGCATTAAAGACTTCTGACCAAGATCATCATACAGAAGTAATTGATCTATATTTATGCCAAAGATTATCCTTTGTGACTCCATTAACGAATATGCCCTTAGATGGTATTACTTTAAGTATAGAGACCGATGGCTTTGTACCAGATGTAGCTGAAGATCATTGGTTATGTTTGAAAGAGGGAACTGCATTCCTACAAGTTCAAATATTAGGAGTTACCCCATTGGGAGGTGATCAATATGAATTGACTATTGATTCCCCCGTTGATTATGCTTTTACAACTAACGCTCATGTCACTATTATAAATGTTAACCTCGCAATAGACGGATCAGTCACCCCCGTTGATTTTATAATGACCCCAGCCTTTCTTGATCCTGATATTGAATTTGATATTAATAGATTGATTTTTACATTCTTGGGAGTAGGCTATGGTAGTCCTGATCCTGATCCTGATGATGGGGGATTCGGTGCGAGTGGACCACTGACCAAAGGTCTTGTGGTAAGATCAGAAAATGGCATTCACAAAAACACTTTTAATGTCAAGACAAATTTCGATCTTAGAAGCAGGGCGTATAATGTTGAATATATCCCGGCTAATAAAAATGGATTCTATTCAGTTGGAGCGAGGAAAACATTTAATGGGAAAGATAAAAGTGGTTCGACAATCAGGATGAAAGGTGCTGTTCTTGATGTAGATGCAGATAGACTTAGAGCCATCGTACAAGATAATCTTGCTGATCACGAAAGAATATTGATTTGCGCTCACGGTCATGTGAGGGAGGTTTAATGGTAACTCTATCACCCGAAGACATACAATTAATACGAACAGGCTTCACAATAACGGGTGCAGCGGATTTTCCCATGTTAAAATGGCTGGTGGGTGGAACGATAGCGATTATTGTTGCGTTGTGGGCTTTAATAGTTGTTCTTCTAAGGTTATTTTTGTCACAACATACACAGGGTATAAAAGCAGAAATAGCAGATAAACACATTAATGTTACTGAGAAACTAGAACATTACCATTCAGATGATGAAAAATGGAGAATAAAAAAAGACGAACAATGTAAATCCTGCCATACAGGCTTAATAGGGAACGATGATAAATTAAAAATCGAAATCATGGAAGATGTCCAAAAATGCGAAGAAGTTTTAATCCGTGGGCAAGATAATTTAAGGGATTCTTTATTGTTAAAATTTGAGGATCACGTTAAATGGAAACTTGGCATAGATAGAAAATATGATAAGGTTATAGCAGACCGATTAACAATAGACAGTGTTAAAGCGTTAATTGCTGAAAGCAAACAATAGGAGGAAGTTATGGATATTAGAGAGTTACAATTTGTTTTACCCGGCACGACAGGCGGTCCAGGGGGTAAAGCAATCAGTGAGTTTCCATCAGAGATTGAGAATTTTCTGATTGCTGGTGGAACTCCTCAAGATGGTGATGTTTATAGTCTCCCTTCTGGCCGGGTTTCATTCACCGGAGTGATGGACGCTGACGACACTGAAGTGTTTGCTGGAATAGCAGAAGGTTTCTTTTCAAACGATCCCGATAACTTCCCCGATGCTTATGGTATCCAAATGACTTTTGACGGAACAGGTGGGATTCCTGATGTTGTCGGTAATGGAATGGATCGTCCTTGGGGCTTTATGCAATGGCGAATTAGGGATTTTTCCGGTGTTGGTGCTTCTTGTAAAATCAAGATAGGGGGCTAACATGGGGGATTCAAGAGTAAATAGAAAATTTGTAGGGAATGATATTGGGATTCGTAATGTGCTTGAAGCAACTCCTGCTACGGCTCAGATTATTTGTCCTTTGACCATGGGTGATCCTGATATCGGCAATGAAGTTGAGTTATGGAAACCTAATTATATACACTCCGGGTTTATCCTCCCCTTTCCTGGTGTTATAGAGGAGATTGCGTTTTTTGCTCAAGGATCAACTGGCACAGCAGACCCGGTAACAGTCAAGGCAGCAATTTGCGCTATTGCTCCTACGTCAGAAACAAACTGCGTTGGGGCCACAATCGCTGAGGTTTTAGAGGTTATCTCAAATGCTGCCGTCCCCGGAAATGTTTCAGGTCTTGTTACTGTAGGCACTGGCTTAAGCATAGCGGTTCCAGAAATGCTTACTATCGGTTTAAAAGCTCCGTTTGGGGTATCAGGGGTGAACGGCCAAGCAGGACTATCCGCTGGTCCTATCCCTGGTGTTGTTGGTGTATATGAGGGTCCAGCCATAATGTCTGTTGCTGGGTATTTTGGGCCTAAAACTGTCACTTATGGTCTGAACCCGCCAGAGGATGAAACAACTGGAAAAATGTTAGCGTCTACTTACAAAATGCCATGTATGTATATCAAATGGAGGGTTAGGTAATGTCACAGATTGAAACTGCACAACAACTGCCTGGTGCAGCACAAACATACTTTAGCGGCCTGGGGATTACCTGTAGCCATTATAACGGTGGTGCTTTACTCCAAGCTGCCGACAAAACCGAAGCAGAATTGCAAACGATCTACGACAGCCGGGACGAAGCAGCAATTCTGGAACTCACCCAAAAGGATTGTGCTAAACGAGTAGAGGTTGCTGCTGATAAGTCGATGGGAAATAGAATCTCTCTTAAGCCCTTGTATTCCGAAAAGAGTAGACAAGCAGAAGCACACAAAACTGCTGGTTATCCTGCGGACATGACAGAGTATCGGCATGTAGGAGTTGAGCAAACAGTCCGTGGTGGCACTCCTACTGAGGCATGTGAACGAATCCGTACTGCTGCTGCCGTTTCTGTCTCTGTAGAGATTGAGACGGAGAATATCAGATTACCAGCCAAGCGTGATATTGACGCCGAGACTGATCCTCTTGTCTGTGAACAACTTGCGGTAACTGCTATCAAGGCTTTAGAGGCTCTATAGTGGGTCCAAACAGCGCCTATTACAAGAAAGGTTATAAATATTGGTTTGACAGGTACTATGTCGGGCAAACTTCTTGTTTCCCAGAAAAAACCATCATAACTGATTTTATAGTCTTAACTACTGACGGCAAGATATATCTCTTAAAGGGTTTTGCTTCCGATGGTCCTTCAGGTCCTACTTGGGATACTGACTCTATTATGCGTGCTTCTTTTGAACATGATGGAATTTATCGGCTAATTCGTTGGGGTTTGCTTGAGCCAAGATGGAAAGACGCTGCTGATTTAGACTACATGATGACCTGTATAGAGGATTGCTGCTTTGAGTTTCGAGCAAAAGGTCACTATTGGTCTTTACAAAAATGGGGTGATTCTAGCATTAACCCTAGAAATAAAATTAAAGTCCATTGTTCACCTAAGAAAAGAAGGAGAGCTAAATGACCCCCCCTACACATATAATCATCCATCATAGTTTAACAAAAGATTCTAAAACAGTATCGTGGGGTGCTATAAGAAAGTATCATGTTGATGCTCTCGGTTTCGATGAAATCGGATATAGATATGGAATAGAATTAGCTAGAGATTCCATAGAAATATTTGTTGGTCGGTTTGATACAGAGGATTATGGCGCACATTGCCCTGAAATGGGCATGAATGATAGATCAATCGGGGTTTGCATAATCGGTAATTTTGATGTTGCCCCTCCATCTATTGAGATTTTTGACAAGGCAGCTAGGTTTATTGCTTATCTTTGTAGGATACATGAAATCCCCACTTTTCATGTTTTAGGGCATAATCAATGTAATCCAAATAAGTCTTGCCCTGGAAAGCATTTTGATATGGAGTTGTTTCGTAAAGAGGTTACAAAACATTTGTAGCCATAATTAGGCTAAAGGAGATCGCTATGAAGAAGGTATTTGGGTTGCTGTTTGTTTTGATGTTGTTGGTCGGTTGCTCTGCTCAGAGAGTAACACCTATTGTTGAGGGCTTAGTCGAGTCGGGAATCTCTTCAGTTGTAGATTCACTTTACAAAGAGTTGCTGACCACTGATAAGATCCCGTTCAACGAAAAAGCTATGCTTGTTGAACTATTTGAAGAGAGGGTGCTTGCAAGCGGCAAGGTCGATGAATTGGTTGCCGACATTACAGGGGCGATTGTCGAATCTGATGCTTACAATGAGTCTCTTGAGTCTTTGCAAGATGCCCGGTCTAAATATGAAGATGCCAATGAAGAAATCTTGACCATCTTGAAAGAGATTGACGAAGGACCATCTGAAGGCAATTCTGCCTGGGAATGGATAACCTCTTTTTTCTAACCAATTAAAGGTGGCCCATTAAACACGGGCCACCTTTAATCTATGCAAGAATGCAATTTGGATTCTGTTCTGTTTGCTAGTTTTTTAAAACTTAAACCTTCAAGCAAAGCACAGCCAACTAAGCCGAATATATAAAACGCAAGAACCAAGCCATTAATTATCGCTTTCATTGTTGCCTCCTATGATATCGCTATAAACAAAGCGTCAGCCTTGCCTTGATCCTTCTTTAATTTTAATGATTCATACAGTTCAGGATATGCCTTTAAAGCTAATTGTCGTGGGTGATCTTTCCCCTGGCAAGTTGCACCGATGTTTTCTTTCCACTGTTGCGGTGTTATCATCTTTAACATATATCCACCGAGTCTTACTACGGCTACAGCATTATGGAAAGATCCACCAAAATTAAATGCTCCAACAACACCTTGTTTTGGCATTGAATGAACTATTTCCATTGTCACTATAGCATCTGTTGCAGCATTGGATAGTAAGAGGGTTTTAAGCTCACGAACAGCAACCATCTTTGTGAATACTAATTCCCCGGCTTTGTTTTTCTTTGGTTTAATCCATGGGCAAACCATAGATGGCATATCGAACAGAAGAATTTTTTTTTCTGATACAAACGCAATAGCCCCTGTAATCCCTGGATCAATACCAACTCTTTTAGCCCACATTAACCAACTCCCAAAAACTTTAAGTTTACGTTTTTGCCAATTCGATATACCTTAAAGACTTCATCACCAATTCTTATATTTTGACCATGTTTGAGTTTACGAATGATATTATCTTCTTTGCTTGTCTTATCGTCAGCAGGTGTCTCAGATTTCTCGTTTTGCATATTCTACCCCGTATTTCTCTTTGTAGATTCGGATCAAATGATCGTATATAGCGCATTTTGTAATCCCACAATATTTTCCGGCCACTTCATATGTGTGGCCATGAAACAATACATCATAAAGCACCGAAGCTACTCTTGGTGATTTATCATCCAAAAATCTTGCGGTCTCATCTGGCTGCATATTAATAGCTTGAACTAGCTTGCTTTTGCTTCTCATTCTTCCACCTCTGTTTTATCATAGCGAAAACCTTTAAATCGTGGTTGTCTCATTGAGCCATTTTTCGTTTCTTCTTTGTATTCACATTCAGCAATCTTTCCCATATTGTGAATTTGGTTAAACCATATATTTTTTCTTTGTGCATCAGTAAATCCCGTTCCAACTTTAACTGCTATCCCCTTAAAATCAACAATAATTTTCCCAAGGGAGCCAGCCAAGCGTCCTTTCCCTTCCTCGAAACCAATCACTTGACAATCGGCAGCTTTCTTTGGAACCAATCTTGTCCAATCCCAAGACCTGGCATCCCTATATTCATGGTTATTAGTATAAACAACCAATCCTTCTTCACCAGCTAATAATACTCCTTCATAAATAGCCATTAATTGTGCTTCATTCTTTATCCAATAGTGAGGGACAATTTTTATGCAATTCGTTACTTGAATGTTACGCAACATAAACAAGTATCTCGCCCACTTTGATATATCAAGTCCAGGAATATCAAACAACCAATAAACAGCATTAGGCACTGATTGATGATTACGAATAAGACCTGAAGCACCATCGAAATCAATTCCGGGAACCATCATTTCCCCGTCTTTTTCAAAGTTATATTTTTCCAATTCGTTTTCGATATGATCAAACCCTATGAAGCGATGACCGGCCCTTGTAAACATTTCATAAGCTACCGCTCTAGCTCGGACACCATCTTTCTTAATTGCGGCAACAAGAGGGTATTTCGCTTTTTCTGGATCGAAAGTCTTGAGCAGCATGATTGATGGTTTTTCAGACCCATCTTTTAATCCAGGGATCAGGCCGGGAAATATTTTATTAATTGTTTTCAGGCCAACGCCCATCCTTAAATCTTTATTGATGATTTTCTTGAACAGGTCTGCATGTTCTGGGATAAGGGTTATGATATGGTCGCAGACTGTTTCAAGAGCAGTATGGCCGGTTATCTCTCTATTCGCCAAATCGTCTAATAGATCGAATGAGGATTCATCAATGACCCATCCAGCATTATCCCCTTCAGTAATAGGTGCGGTCATGTAAAACTTTATGAATGGGTCGTAAACGTATTTCAATAACTTCTTGAAGTCGTCTGTATCACCATACCTATAAAGCAAATCCTGCTTCTCATTTCCACTGGCTTTCGCTATTTCGTTAATTAAGTGGTGCATTTCTTGTGATCCTCCTTATTGCTGATATAAATATCATTCCCCAACCGTTTACCTTCTGGCCATAAACCATATACCAATCTTTTTCTTCTTTACCTGATTCGGCGATTGACCTTCCTAACCTCTCATAATCTTCAGATTTTATTTTACACATTATTTCGCCGGTATCGTCTTCAATTATTATGTTTAGATATGAAGTTGGTCCGACAATATGTTTTCCATCCCTTTTAGCGACAAAACATGCTTCGTTTTTATCTCTAAGGCTTTTCTTAATTAGACAACCTATTACTGTGTAATCACCATCGGCTTTGATGTTTTGTATTTGATGTATCCCATTCGTTACACCATGAGAAGAAGGATCAGTATAATAATCCCCATATAATTCTTTTGCTGGATAAAGATATTTAAACGGAGTATCACCTATTTTTAACAGTTTGGTTAATCCAGCAGGAATAGTCTTTCCTTCTTTCCTACACTTAATTACTTTATTCGCTTTTACTGGTCCAATCCCATCAATGGTCAGCAATCCACCATACAATATCCCATCATGGACGGACCATTTTTGTGTTGATATCTTTTCATCGAAGTGGATGTATTTAACTCCATCGTTCTCGCAAACGTCACGCAACAACCTTAAAGCTGTTCTATCACTCTTTGCGTTGTTGAGCGAAGCAACTGTAAACTCTAAAAAATGATGTGCTTTCATATAGGCGCAAAGATACGATACAAGACCGTATGATACCGAATGCGATTTGTTAAAGGCGTATGCGCCCATTGTATTGATGCCATCCCAAACCTTTTCAGCAGTTTCTACATCGTCACCGTTCTTCAAAGCTCCTTCAATAAACAACTCTTTATATTTATCAAAAAATTCATCACCAAGGCTTTTACTAACCGCTTTTCTCAGTGTTCCGGTATCTTCCCAAGAAAGGCCACCATATTCTCTACATATTTTAAGCATTTGCTCTTGGTAAACAATTACCCCAAAAGTGCTTTTCGTTGCTTCAACAGTCGTATGATGGTTGCTTAAATATTTTATATCTTCTTTTCCGGTTCGGTATTTGAGGTAACGGTTTGCCCCGCCAGATGCCAAAGGCCCTGGCCTTCCTAATGCGGTAAGAGCGGAAATGTCTTCCATATCTTCAATAGGCATTTGTTTTGCTAATCTTTGGATTGCTGCCCCTTCAAATTGAAATATCCCGGTAAACCGATGATCGTTAAACACTTTATATGTTTCTGGGTCGTCTACTGGAATATCATACAACCAGTTATACGGCTTTCCTATTTGATCACATACACCAGCAAAAATAGTCAATGTTCTTAACGCAAGAGAATCAATCTTTAACAGACCAATCGTTTCAGCATCTTTTTTGTCCAGCATTGCTATCCGCTTATTGTCTCTGCTGTTGACTCCTGCATAATTTGTTATGGGCGAATTGCAAACAAGTATTCCGGCTGCATGGACGCTTGTATGTGAAGCATGACCCTCAATCTTAGAAACGGATTTCATATGTGGGTATGATTCGATTATCTTTTTCCCAATCTCCGAATCATTAAATGAATCTTCAATGCAAAGATCAGACCTTTCATCACCGGCTGGCCTGGTGATTATTGAATCTTTAATTTCATGGACATCATCAAGAGGGATATGAAAGGCTTGGGCAAATCTCTGAATAGCGGATTTAGGCTTTAACCGAGAAATATTTCCTATTTGGGAAACCTTATCGTCACCATATTTTTTCTTCAAATAGTTCAATACCAGATGACGTTTGTCGTCCTGAAAATCAATATCAATATCTGGCAAGTCGAAGCGGTTTACATCAATAAACCTCTCAAAATAAAGGTCATATTCAATAGGATCAATTTCAGTAATCCCCATCAAATAACAGACTAAAGAACCTGCTGAAGAACCACGAGAAGGTCCAACAACCATTTTCTTTTTTGCATACCGAATGAGATCAGCAACTACAAGAAAATAATCTACATATCCTTTATCATGGATAAGCTTCATTTCTCTTACAAATCTTTCTGCATATGGTCCATTAAGGATATCGATGTCTTTCTCTTTGGCTCCTTTTCTACACCATTGAGCGATATCATCTTTTCCAATATACTCAACCATTGGAGCATGAGGGAGCTTAACGCTGCATTCATTGGTTAATCTTTCAAGATTGTCTAAAGCTGATTCCCTTCCCGGAAATTCCATCAACCATTCTTCTCTAGTCAATATATGAATCGGGCTTGTTTTATGTTGTCTTAACCGTTGATCAGCAAATGGTTCATAAATTCCAATGTCGTCTACATCAGGATAATAATTATCAACACAAGCGATATAATAAAAACCTTTTAAATTTCTTTGGTGAATTGGCAACGATGGGGAAAGCTCCATGAAGATTTCCCGTTCAATGAGGTCGAATCTTGGAGCCATACCGCTTAGAATTGCAACATCCTGGCTCACCAAGTTCATTTGGCGGTAGTCAATCCTTGGCATATAATAAAATTGTTTGTGTGCGGTATCAACCAAGGCATATAATTCTTGCAATCCCTTTTGGTTTCTAGCAATGAGCGTCATTACATTGAAAGGGCTTCGCCTTTCTTTGTTGTCTATGCCATCTACAACAGGCAATTGAACACCATAGATGGGTTTGATTCCGGCTTTCTTACAAGCCTTCATCCATCTAATGTGACCAAAGGTATTATTAATATCAGTCATCCCGGCACAAGAGCCAAGTTTAGCACATTTAGCAGCAACTTGATCTAAATGACCATACACCTGTTTAAATGAAAATTCTGTCTTACAGTTAATCCACATTTATTCTTTTCCTGGACAATGATCGCTTTTTAAGATACGAGGATGGTGGTTCTTCCTACCTGGCTCAAGATGGAACACTCTTATGTGGTTCCTTAATATTTTTGTGCAAAAATGAGTAAAATGCCAACCGGGGGTGTTTGGTGGTTCTCGATTTTGTTCTTCTTCAGTAGGGTTTAACCATTTGCATCCATCACAATAAATATCGTCTTCTTTAACCCCATTTTTAGGATATTTGATCCAATCTCTTCCAATGACCTCTGAGAAAGCAATATCGACACACTCTTTGAAATTTATGTTTTTTGTGGTACAATAATTGCAAAGATAAATAACGAGATCACCGACAGCATCTTTTATTTCTTCTTCGGTTTTGGTTTTATCATAACCACGAATACCCTGTTCTCCTTTCAGGTCAGCATGGCTAAGTTCTCCAAGCTCTTCAACAACCCCTTTAAATTGTTGGTCAGAAGTAGTGTTTGGGAAATTGTGGTTAAGCCAAATTTGAAGCCTATTTTGTAATTCGTTTGCTATCATCTTCTCTGCCTCAATAACCATTTATATGATTCATAAGTTGCTAATACATCGTTTTTAGCCCGATGCGCTCCGTCTATTTCTTTGCCGGTAGCTATTTTATACAACTCATTGTTTTTTAAACGGAACCCTTTAACCCACATGGACTGTTCAACCGTGCAAAATTTAATTGGTGGGTAGGGGAAATGATATTCTTTTCCTATTCTTTTCAACTCGTTAATTAATATCCCTTCATCAAATGTAAGGTTATGAGCAATTACCGTATGACTGCCAAAAAAGACCTCAACAATCTTTCTGTAAACTTCTGGGAATGTTGGCGAGTTGGCAACCATTGCATTTGTGATCCCGTTTATCTTTGGGATATGGTCTGGGATCGGAATTGGTGGTCTGATCAATGATTCAAACTTTGAAGCCACTTCTCCATTATCATCAAATTGAATAGCACATATCTCTATCATATGCGGCTGAATAGACAATGGTGTTCCGACAGCTTCTAGCAATCCTGTTGTTTCTGTATCAAGGACCGTGATCACTTGTTGACCTTTACTTTTTGTTTAAAAAATAAAGCAGAGCCTAATAGACCCTGCTTATTTAACGAGGTTGTTGATCAGCCACCAGCAGTATGAGCCGGTCCCTGTCGTTTCTGAACCTCAACACCTTCATCGAGATTAACTCTCCACAGTTTGTTCTCGGTGTCCCATTCGGGAATCATCCGAAGTTTAATGTTGTGGAATGCCTTGTCGATCTTTTCTTGAACATTGCTCTTGATAGTTGCGGTTCGGCAACCAGCTTCAACTGAATGATCGCCAGATTTATTAAACCGAATGCCAAAAGCGTTCTCTTCAGGGTCATACAGAAGATTTGCTTTCTGATCATCACCGATTTCTTCATGGTCATATTCGCCATTAACACCGAGAATTTCACGACACGCCATGATATTCAAGACGAATTTCTTCCCATCAGTTAAAGTCACATAAGGAAATTTCTTCTTCCCTTCACCTGCCGGTGGCCTGGTCCGTTTTTCCAATACCTCAAACATTTTCTTTCCTCCGAGTTGATTTTAAAGCCATAACGACTTCGTTAAAATTATATCTTATCTTTACTTCATCTATTCTGAAAAGTAAAGGTTAAATTTTATTTATTGAACGATTGCCCATTAAGTGAACCTGATCCTCATACAACGAAGGTGCAAGGGAATACATAATAGCCAAAATAGCCCTCGCCAACTCTTGAATTTTTGGGTGAGCATCTTTAGCTGCTCTAAGGCTGATGAAGTGTCTAAGTTCCCTCACGTTCATCATCATAACTATTTCAGTCTTTAAAGAATGAGGTAACACATCACGAGCCTGTTGAGGCTTACAACCACTTTCTATCAGTTCAAAATATGAAGATTCAGCTTCTTTGCATGACTGCTTCCAGATGTATTCTTGATCTGGATCAAGACCTTTGGGCATAACAAAAGATATATCTCCTTCAAATCGCCCATCGGCGTAATTGACCCATCGAGTTGATTCTTGTGCGTAGCTTGCCAATCTATGCCGTACAATCTCATGGGTAATTCCTTTATCGGTGATAATGCGAAAACATGCGACCCCAAATTCAATCATCGCATGATGACCAGACTTCACCATTTTCTCACAAAAAATAGCAGCAGATTCATCCGTTATTGACGATTCAGATTTATAACAAGTGCGGCCAGCAGCTTCTACGCTTTTTTCTATATCGGGCGTAGCCCACAACAAAGACACTTCTTGATTGATTATATTCATTATTCTGTTTCCTCCTTGACCAACCGATCAGCGGCAATAGCAGCATAGCCTTGAACGTCGATGTAGTTGTCACGACTTGTTTTTTGCCCTGAACAACGAGCAATTTTAAACAACATCATCATATGGGCTACGTCTTTGGCACCAAAATATTCTCCAACTGCTAAACCAGTTTTAAATTTTTGCTTAAGATAAGTATTCCAATATTCAGCAATCAAAGTAAATGAGTCTTCAGGGTTTCCATATTGGTCTAGCCTTTCGCCAGTAATACACTTCTTTGCTTCGTCAAGTGATGATCCCAATTCCTTCATTCTACACCTCAAATTTATGTTCTTTGATATTTGGGTATTTACCCGCTTCGTCCACTAAAATCTTAACTGGCTTCTTTAAATGTGGTGCCATTTCTAAAGCATGATAGACTTTATCCGGTGGTGTTCCATCGCAACGTCTTCGCCACCAATGTGCTGCCTTATGTGCGGCATATCCACTATGCTCTATACAGACAAACTCTTTAAACACTCTTAGCCCACAACGATAAAAAACCTTTAACATCGGGATTTCTCTTCTGCCGACATAATTTTCATAAACTACTTCATCCACCTTATGCCATTCTTCCTTTGAAATCACTGCGCCGTCATGGGTTTCACCCGAAAGATTATGGCGGAATTGAAAAACGTACTGGCAGACATGACAAATTCTGGTAGCAGCATAGACCATTTCCATGCACTGAGGGCATTCTTTCATAATTGCCTCACCACCACCCTTTCCTTTCTGTTTGACGGTAGGGTTATCAATAGGGCCTATCCTGGCGAGATTCCCCGCGAAGTCGAGGACAAGACAATCTTCTTTCCCTGTTTCTTTTGAGACACGAAGACCACGACCAATGATCTGAACATGAAGAACAGGACTTGCGGTTGGCCTTAAAACAGCTATAAGATCAACGGCAGGGGCATCAAAGCCAGTTGTCAAGACAGCAACAGATACAAGACATTGATAACCTTCAGGGGTTTGAAAACTATCAATGATCGTCTGTCTATCCCCTTTTATTTTTGAATGGATTACAGCGGAATCAATACCGTTTTCTTTTAACCCGTCATTAATATGCTCTGCATGAGCGATATCAATAGCGAATACAAGCCATTTCTTCCTTAAATCTTTATAGATTAAAAGCTCTTTGATTATATCTTTAGTAATCGCTTTTCTGTCAAAAGCACTTGAAAGTTCTTTGATTATGAAATCACCAGCTTGTTTCTTTATATCAGATGAATCAAGTTTCTTTTTCGTTCCCTTTGATGACAAAAGACACAAATGACCAGCCTTTTGAAGCTCTTTAATTGAAATTGTGTAGACAATATCATCAAAGAAAGCATCGTCACCAAGATGAAGGAAACCAGACCCCAACCGGAAAGGCGTTGCTGTATAGCCAACTATTGGAACCTTAATAGCAGCAAACAGTTTATGATACATTCCATCTTTACGGGGTATAGTATGGCACTCATCGACGATTACTATATCAAACTGTGAAAACAATTCTGGTTTATTATATATTGATTGAATACCAGCTATGGTCACTTGTGATATTTCTTTCTTTCCAAGCCCGGCACTATACAAACCAACATCTATCCCTTCACAATGCGCTTTTGCTCTTTCATAGTTTTGTTTTAAAATCTCTTTAACATAAGAGACAACCAATATTTTTTGTTCTGGCCATCGGTCCAAAACACGCTTGCAAAAATCAGCTATAATATATGATTTACCGCTACCTGTCGGTCCAACAACAAGCGGATTCCCTCTCTTCCCGGAATAAAAATAACTGAAGACAGCGGTGTTCGCTTCTTTTTGGTATTTTCTATCTTCAAACTTTGTTTTCATTATTAACCTTGGTAGGGATAATCTGGATGGAAAGATCCATATGCCCAAACCCCAATTATTCTCTGTTTTCTTCCGTAAAAAACCATTTCTGCTGGAACATTATCACCGGCTGTAGCAACAACACTGCTAGTAATATGACCAAAGCGCAACCAAATATAAACAGTCTTTAACCCTCTTAAGCCAAGGTTGAGCTTCATTTACTTCAACCCCTCTAATATTTGATATTGCATACAACCGATTAACTGTTGTGAAAACGCTAATTCAATATTTAACTTCCCACAACGCCAAATTCCGTTATCGTGTATGTCTCCATGTTGGCAGGTTCGACAATTTTTATTCACTTCTTCACCCATATAACAAATTTCGCTATGGTCGCAGAGTTTACAGGTTAAAAAGGTTGGTCTGTTAAAAGGGTTGGCTGGTGGCGTTTCTGAAGAGATAATATCAATACCACGGCTTAAAAGGTATTCGGCGTGTTCTGGATCAGGGTAAACCCTTTCGTAATATCTCGCGTCATCATTTTTATTAACCATCACAAATAAGCCACGCTTTAATCCAAACTTGTGCATATAAGTAACAGTTTGACCATAATAAATAGGTTTTGATACCTTGAGTCTCTTCTTGACCATATCTTTAAACGACTTGTCGTTGGCTGTTTTGAACTCCCCAAGATGTGGGGTTTTAGGGGCATCAGGAACATTTTCAAGAATTCCGTCACAATGCCCTTTGATATGCCCGTTACCATGGACGCATTCTTTTTGATCAGAATGATGGATGATCCCGGCTTTAGCCAAGTCTGCAACAATGATAGGCTCTTCTTTATGGCCCCTTTGAAACAACCGAGACAAACGTGGTGTAATGTGTTTATCGCTACAAATGCGGAAATCATACCATAGTTTCCTTGCACACTCATGGCCCAATCCCGACATTCCAAGATAAGGTCTTGGGTCTTGTTTTATCAATCCATCTTCGATCATTTGTTCTGTTTTCAGTTTTGTACTAACCGGCAATAGAGCCATTTATTTCACCTCGTTTCCTTTTAGTGATGACCAATCACACTTGTCACATTGCCATAAATCATCTTGGTTTTTATCTTTGGTGATACTACCACCACATTCACAAGGACATGATTCTTCTCTATCTTCGGGTGTGTCTTCAAAAGCCATCTTGTTCACCTTGTTTGGTTTCTGTCAATGCAGCGAGGAGCCTATTTGCTTTATCTATGAAATAATCAATAAGATTAGAACCCTCCTCAGTAGACATGATATCGTTTATTTCTCTTTCTGAAAACTTGTGTTTGTAAGCTGCATTATTCCGTGCATAAACTGCAATCACCAACCCATGCTTACAAGTTTCAATAGCTACGTTACAATCAAGGTTTATTTTTGTTTCAATCTCATATAACAGGCCCAATACCGATTTTAATTTGTTCATTTTATCCCCTATACCGTATCATCTTGGATTACCCCAAGCTTTATAAGTTCACGACAAGCATCATCTGCCCCAAAGTCAAACTCTGACATATCGTTTCCACATGTATAAGCATCTATTGACATAGGAGTTTCATCACCACGCAATAAGGCACCAGCGGCCCAATCATAACCCATTATTCTTCGCTCGGTCTTTCTCTTCTCTTTATACCCTTTAATAAAATTGAACATCATTCCCTCCTTTGTTAATTATCATCTCACAACCAAGGGGTTAACCCCTTGGCTGTAGGTTAATAATTAATCGCTTGGAGTCTCCCAGGGAATTCCAGAAGGTGAATCTTCCGGCTGGTTATCAGCCACTTTGTCTTGTGAAACATTCTCTGCATTGTTAGGTTCAATTGGAGCTTGAACCCCAGAGCCAGCCGGTTTATAACCACATGGCTCGTTTTTAGCTGGATAATCCCCTTTAGCACCAACATATTTCAGATGTAAGGTAAACGGGATCGCGTGAAGTTCTTGAGTATCTTGAACAACACCCTTGCCACAGGCTCGGCATAGAGTAGCCAATTCCTTTTGGGCAATTTCAACAGCAATCGGGTTAGGATTGACAATATTGAGGTTAGTCCAGATTTTCCGACCTTTATACTTCCCATCAAGAATTGTGTATTCAAAAGAAATATACTGTCCATCTTTCTTCCTTGTTACTTTGATCTCCGATCCAGTGATATGGGCCAAAAAATCAACCCCATCGCATTCATTAGCAGGGATTGCGTTAAATGATCCCTGCATATCGTCATGTTGGCCTGAGTCAAAAGCTGCTGGTAATAGTGCCATGTTCAGTTCTCCTTTTTTTGTTGGTTTGTTACTCTTTGGTTTTCTTGGCTTTCTTGAGAGCCTTTGCAAACAATTTCTTCAGATTCGGTTCTTCTTGCAAAGAAAGTTTCCCGGAGCGATCCTTTGCAATCCACTGGATATCACCAGAAGTTTGAAGGTAGCGAAAATCTACACCTTCAGCGGTCCTCCCCATTTTAAGCGGGATTACGAAATCGAATAGATAAGGTGCTGCCGGACCTAATTGTTGCCCTGGCATTGAAGGAATGAAAGTCACAAGTCCAGTTCCATCATCGACCAATCGTTTTGATTTGGCAGTGATATACACATGCCTATCGGGGATATCACGAAATTTTCTCATGATATCCATTACAACATCATTTAACCGGCCATAGGCTTGTCGTGGGTCTTTGCCAGCTTCCTCTTTGAATTTGAACAAGAGAGTTTCAGCAATATCAGAAATCGAATCAAGACAAATTGTTTTAAAGCCTTTTGCTTCTTCGCTGTTCATCAAAAACCGATATGCCTCAGCAACATCATCAACAGTTTTTACTTCAATGACCGGAATCTTAACATCAGAAAGGGACAAGAGGCCATTTTCTGCTGAAATGATTACCGGACTTGGTGCAGTCTTACATAGGGTTGTTTTCCCTATTCCTGATTCTCCATATGTTAAACATTTAATAAATTTGTTTGATTCTGCCGTTGTCGTCAGTTTAATTGCCACAATATTGCCTCTTTATTGTTAAATGTGATGGTTTCACCCGAACCCGAACCCGTCCCCGAACCCGAACCCGAACCCGGACCCGTCCCCGGACCCGTCCCCGGACCCGGACCCGGACCCATCCCCGAACCCGTCCCCGGACCCGTCCCCGTCCCCGAACCCGAACCCGGACCCGTCCCCGTCCCCGAACCCGAACCCGGACCCGGACCCGGACCCGAACCCGTAAGTTATTTCTTCCATACCGGAACCTCTTCAATCGATTCTTTTGCTTCTTTTGTACAAGGGATCAACTCAATCATTTCTGGCAATAATATGTTATCCACTTCACACGGGAATTTACACTTACCAGGATCTTTAACCCCTTCCATAGCCAATTGGGACAACGAGGCTGCGCCATACCATTGCCATAACCGTCTAGCGTCTACCAACTCGACTTCTTGGCCGTTCTTCTTTTTCAAAAAACCAGCAAAAACACCAGCAAAGCGTGTGCGAACGATTACATAGTCTTTCTCATTTAATTTGGCCATTAATTTTTTCTTAACATACATTTCACCATCTATTTCAATTTCGTTTGGTCTTGCCACAATGATCTCCTTATTTAGCTGGCTTAATTGCCAATGATGGGGTTCCTTCAGTTGTAGTTATCACCTGGTGTAAAATAGATTTGACCCCCAGTTTTTTATATTCTTTGGCTACAATAGCCGGTTTCCAATTAATGCAATCTTTTTCAGCTTGTGAAAGATCGTTCTGGATAGCAATTAATTGTTCTTTATCTATCTTGTTATTCAGTTTGCCGGTTGCGGTAACAACGAAGCCGCCAATAGTTGTTTTAACTGCTCCTGATTGTCCAATCGAAAGAATCTCAGAACATATTTTTTTTCTAAGTTCCATTTCATCGGTTTTTGCACTATCAAGCCTCGCTTTTGCTCCTTCCCAAGCTCTAAGTCCTGCCATTGTCAATGCCATTTTGCTCTCCTTTAATTAAATTTACTTTTTACGTTTGCCACGTTTCTTCCACGCTTTTTTGCTGGATACACGCTTTGGGATTGGTCTAGTAGACAACCCCGGAAGAAAATTCAAATGTCTAATATAAGCCGAAGCCACACTAAAAATTTCTACCACACTCTTGTTCATCGTTTCCTCCTTTGATAAAAAATCAGGTCCGGGCCAATCCCTTCGCACACGCTCATATACCGCACATTATATGCGCCTGATTAAATTGTTTATGCTTCGTAGCTTTCTTCGGTCTTCGCTATAAAAATATCTCCCCATTCACTGGCGCTAAATGAAACAACCTTCCCATTTTTGAACCTGATCCAAATCATATCGCCATCGACATCTATTGATGCTTCATCACTATCAATGCCTTTTGATTTTTCGGTCAATCTGGTTTCTGCATTGTCTGTGTCGGTGTCACATAATAAGTACGTGTTTGTTGTTACAAATGCTTTATCAACAATATCACCAAATATTTTAATGGCGATTCCGGTTAACTTAATATCATGTCTTATGGCAATCTTATCCATGATGAGCCTTTTGCTCTATTTGAGCGTTTTGGTTTAAAGTTTCTCGTTCCTAGTTAAAAGTCACCGGGCTTTCCACCCGACTTGGATAACTCTTTTGACATAGGCATTCCGGGTTGTGCTGATCAGGCAGTCCGGCCCTTGTGACAAGATGGTTTCACTCTTTTCTCAAGCCGAGACTCGGGGGAGTGATCGGCTAGAAATTCATGTTAACTGATCCAAAAAGTAAAGTAAAGGTTTAATCACGCACTTGGAGCGGTTTATGCAAAAGGTTGTGTAGAAACATCGCTATTAAGAAAGGCCGCGATGTCGGCGTTAGTGATCACGTGGGTTTCCAAGTAACCATCCACAGCCTCTCTTGCGCTCTTATAGCAATAAAAACTGTTATACTTCCCGGTATCGAAACAAAACCAATTGAACCCGATAATGTCATACGATTTGCTAATTTGTGGCATTAAGATAAATTTCCGCCCGGTATCTTTGCTCTTGGCACATATTGGCATGTCATATCTTAAGTCGCCTTTTTCTTCCTGATACCACATAATAATCTCCTTTAAAGTCATCTGTGTTTCTGCCCAACCAGCCAATAAACCGGAGCCGATCAAGCTAAGTGTTATTATTTGTGGCCCTTTGGCGGCCCGGTTATCACTAAGTTGGGCGTTTAATCCCACTTAAGGGTTTCGGCCCAGTCAAACAATTCTTGTTTCGTGGTAAAGTCCTTTTTCCGGGCCTTCATCACCGTGGCCAATTTGCCAAACGCAAAACACAAAAACATAATACCGGTAACCAGCGTCCACCACTTGCTGCCCATACTTAGCCAAATGCAAAATGCGAGAAAAGAGAATGTTGTAAGGTCGCTAAACAGGCTCTTAACGAAAGACTCCGTGCGGTCTATTACTGCGTATTTTTGCTCCATAATTACCTCCGAGTATCGCCCAACCAGCCGTTCTTGCGGACCAGAAGAACAGCAGTGTTAAAATCTATTAGGCCTCTGGCTGGCCGTAAAACTCAGTCGTTATGCGTAAAACGGGTCAAGCACCAGGAATTTTTGTTCAGTGAAGTCAAACCTAGCCACCACCAAATCGCCTTTTATACCTATGAATGTTTCTCCCTGGCGCGGCGCATGAATGCCGACAAGAGCCGGGCATTTGCCTATCTCTACGTCATCATGATCTTGGCCGCAGTACATACAATCAGTCTCGCCTTTTTGGGCCTTGTGCCATAATCTTTTATCAGTTTTATTGTCCGTGATTTCTCTTACAAGCATAATTAAATTCCTCACATAACCAGCGCATTAAATCGACCAGAAGAACGCCGGTGTTAAATGTGCCAGTTCTGGGGGCTGGCGGTTTATGCAAATCGTTGTGCACCTAGTCCTTGACAACCAAAAGGCCATTGCCACACTCCTGAACAATAATTCCATTCATAATTCCTCCGTGCGCACACCAGCACATGCACTCTGCGCAAGAGCGGGTTAACTTGGTCGCCTGTTGATATTGTGTTCATTCCCGTATCTCCTTGTTTGTTTATCCATCAACCGTTAAATATATCTTAACAGGCACAAAGAACACTGTCAAGGATTATTTTTGTTATTGACAATTATTTAATTCATTATGTTTATTTGCCAATAAGCCATGTTACGATTCATTTTCGTTAATTGTTTATTTCCGAATACTGCTCCTGTCATCCCACCAAAGAATCTACCTACTGACATTGTGTTTTTTGCGTTCTTATCCATTAATTCTTCTAATGCTTCCCCTAACGGTGTGTCTCCTGCTTCAAATGCTCCAAATGCTTTCTTCATAAATTCTTTGGTTGTAAACTCTTTTATCCCAAAAGACTCATGAATTTCGTTTAATAGGTTCGTTTTCCCTTGAGCGTAAGGATCGGTCTTCTGGTTGTTATAGACCACTTCATTAACATCTATTCCACTAACTACAAATAACGGCTTCCTTACAAACTGATCCCATAGTTTAAATCGTGTGGCCCCTTCCATGTCAGGTGCATTTTTCCCGGCAATGACAATGCTTAAAACCGCGCTGATGATCTTTTTCCTGTTATCCATCGCCCACTGACCAATATTATCACGGCTAAAATGGCGTTGGTCTGGCTTTTCCATATTGGGGTTAATTGTGATAGGATAAATCCTAGTCGCAAAATCTCCAATGAAATGTATATTATTACCAGTGAACATCCATAGAACAGAAGACGGTACTTCAATAGTTTTGTTTTCACCTAATTTTCTCCCACCATAAATGTCTGTTGACATAGCTTTTGCCAAACGGCTTGAGCGAATATTGCTATTTTCTTGAATATTGTCGAATAGAACACAACTATGACCCTCCTGTAAGATTGCTAAAATGTATTTCCCTAACTCTTCATCGTCATTGCTCCAATCACTAGCAGCAGCAGGACGGTTGAATGAGGCATAAGAAATTAATTGAGCTAATGTCGTTTTACCGGAACTTTGGACCGGGCTAACAATTCCGAACCCTGGCATCCCACTATCGTCTGTGATTGATGGTCGTTGGATAGCTGTCATTAAAGCAGCAACAGCCACGGCGCGATCTAAATCTGATTGAAAAGGGAATTCTGCAAAAACTGTTTCTGTTAAATATCTATAGGCATCTTTAGGGTCCATTTGTGTCAATTTAAGTTTATGATGGATAACCGTAAAAAGTCCCGTTCTCTTATCATATCCCGGCTTTTGCATTAATTCCCAATTGTTGTTTATAAATGGGTGTTCAACAATCCCGGTAATCGGTTGAAAATTTTCGTTATCTGCTTCACCAACCATATGTAATATCCGAATAGGGCATTCAATATCTTGTCCGGTAGGACTAAGGAACATTATGTCTTTTTCCATCCTACCAGCTAATGTATAAAATGGTTTTGTGTAATGCCTAATTATCGGCATCTTCGGGTAATCCATTCCTAAATCGTCGGCCCTGGCCATTTGTCGTATTGATTTCGGTTTTCCCATTCCAATGCTAAGAAGACTTCCACCCATGACAAAAACTTGCGGTTCTTTTCCCGATCCGGCCAGGGCTTCGGCTGCAAGTTTAGCGGCCTCGCCTGTGTTCGTTTGATCGATTTCGATTTCGACAAAACCAGCAGCTTGTCTTTCTTCCGACTTTCTTTTTCTAAGTTCTTCTTTTTGTTCGTCTAATTTTTCCTGTCTGGCTATTTTAATTGTTTTCTTGACTGCATTTATCCCAATGGATAATTTTTCCGATATGGCCCGAATAATATTTTCGAGATCAACCGGGTTAAAGCTCAATACCATCTCAGCAAAATCCTGTTGGATTTCCGAAACATTTGCAGAACTTACCCAATCATACACTTGGTCGAATGTCGGGTTATCTACAATGTCAACCGCGCTATCAACGCTCCTTTCAATATCATCAAACCGAATTTGCCATTCGTTTAAACGGTTGTCGTCTGAAATTTCCCGTTTAGCTGCGTTCATTGCACCTTCAAGCATACTTTTGACTGTGTTAGGTGGTACACGCCTATTAATTAATGATAGGGCTAATTTGTTTAGTTCGTTATGATAATTTTCACTTGTCAGGATTTTTTCAACCCCTGCCGCTAGATCGTAGGCTTCTTTCCTATTCGACAATGGGATTGATTCAGATTTCCCATCCTCTTTTTCGATAACGACAGAAGGAATCCAAAATAATTTCCCGTCCTTCTTAACGTAACCGACAAAATCATCTATCGGGTCTTCGCCACCTATACAGATTCGTTTCTGGATATACAATGGCTGGCTGCAAGTATAAATCGATTCATCAATGATATTCCCCCAGCCTTTATGTTTATTGTATTCTTTCGCCCATTGTTTGACTTTTAAATTGTGAATCGGTTCGTCGAGCCAAAAGAAAATATGTGCTTTTAAGTCCGATGTGGTAAGCCCATAAGAGGAGGAAAATTGATAGATATAATCGGCATTGTGAAATTCCGATGGTAGTTCTTCATTAATAAAGCGTTCAATTATCAATTTCCCGTCGTCATTACCAAATTTCCCATCGCATTTATAACCATCAACATCAATGGCAAAAAACTGTAAATCCTGGTCGATGATTGTTGGTGGTTCATTATCTTTGTTTGCCCTTTTCCTTCTGAGCATGTCAGTTTTATTTATCCCATCAACAAATTTCCCATGTATCATGAATACCGGGTAATCCATATTTTCAAGGATCGTTTCATATAAATCTTTTAAGTTTTCGACCGGGATTCCAAACCCGGTAAACCGTTTCCCGGCTTGATAGGACGCGGAAATTTCCCATCCTGTGTCTGTTTTTGTAAATTCTTTTGTTGCAATCCCTCGGCCTATCGGTGACATAAAATTAGCTTCAGTCATAAAAATTTCCTAACCCCATTTTAAAATTTCCCGTTATCTATTGACACACAGACATTTTTCGACTTAAAAATGATGATATATTATTTTTTTATAAAAAGAAAGGCTTTACTTTTAAAAATTAAAATTTCTTAAAAATCAATTAAAAATAGAACACAATGACGGAACAAATGCAAGATAAAAAATAATTGGTTATTATTAAAATAATGTTTGACAGGGGATAATTGGTTGTGTTATAAATAGTCATACAGTGAGTGAGGGACAAACAAACCACAAACGAGGTGAGACAATGGAAAAATTCACAGATTTTGCAAAACGGATTGATGAAACAATTAACCTAGACGGTATCAGTGGCAACGTGGCCCTAGCGTCTACAAACTATGCAGGATGGGCTGGTGTTTGGCGAGTGGGACTATTTTCTGAATCCACCCATGGCGGATACAGGATTGCCGATTGCCCATCAACGGTAGATTACTCTAAAAACAGAGGCCGTTATTATACGCCGTCCACAAAATGTTTGCGGGAAATGGTTGAACATGCAAAAAATATCAGTCAATCGCATAAAAATAATTGTCGCTAATGAAATAAATAGTTGACAATGCCTGAATGGTCGGTTATTATAAAATTGACAGTGAGCGAGTGACAACAAACAAAAACAAAACGAGGTGAGACGATGAGAGCAAAACGACGCATACCAACCAAAGAAAACCTCATCAAGCATTATGGGATGACCGAATACCAGGCCGCCGAAGCGGTCAGAATGATGCCCGCCGTCAAACGGGCTTTGAAGAACAACACCATCCATGCCAAGGTGGAGAGCGTCAGCCGATCTGGTATGTCCCGAACAATAAGTCTCTATATTGTCCACAAAGGTAGGATATATGGTTTAAATTGGGCCTTTGGCAGGATATACGGCGACGTTTCCCGTGACCATGGCCACACGGTCCGCATTAATGGGTGTGGGATGGATATGCTTTTTGAGGCCAACTACCGGTTGTTCTGTACGTTGTGCCCACGGACGCCATACCAGGGCTACTGCCACTATCAGGGGATGTGAAGATATGGGTGAAATAGTGCATTACCGGGAAATCCGAGAGGAGAAACAGCGCCGTTTAAGGTCGAGTGGTAGTTTTATAGACGGCGCTCTGTGTGGTAACGGCGCGTATATTGGCCATATAAAGAGTTCCAGGGTGCCGCGTGAAATAACGTGCCCGGAATGTAAAAGACGATTAAAACGGAAGCGATAACATGAAAACAATTTTTAGCGGCTTTACTATCACTTGTGGAAATTGCGGGGAAGAAGCTACGATAGAACACCATGCTGGTGAACTGACAATAGAGTGTCGGGTATGTACTAATGAGGAAATGGAAATCCTTGACGTGTCAGAACCGGAAAAGATTAATTTGATGGATGAAGTCGAGGAAATTCTGGGGAAGGTTGATAAAATTGAGGATGAAATACATGAGGGCGAACGATACCCCGACAGCGTTAGTTTTAGGGCCGTCCTAGGATATTTAGAGGTTATCAGGGAACAGTGTAAACAAATATATTCCCGGATTGAGGATGAATAATTGTCAGTAACTAAATAAATGGTTGACAGAGGATAATTGATTGTGGTAATCTGTAATTGACAGTGAGGAAAACGTTAATAATAATCGGAGGAATCGAAATGGCAACCCAGAAGAGAAAAGACTGGCGAAACAAGTTGACAAAGGCTGAGTTGAGGCACTTGAAGGAAACAGCAGGTGTAAAGGACCTTGCCGGGCTAAAGCGAAACTTTGAAGGCCAAGCAGAAATGAGGCGGCTTAATGAAAACCCGGCGTGCGAACCGTGTTGGGAATGTCGATCAATAGCGTTAAAATTAGGCTTTGAGATATTATAATAATGAAACCAGTTAATTTTCTTTTGTCGGTCTGCCTAGAGTGCCACAAAAACTACGGCGTGAAATGCAGCCAGGGAGCACCGGGTGGCCTGAGTCATGGGCTATGCCCTGTATGTGGCCCTAAATACATAAAATCTTTGAGAGGATTGAAACGATGAAACATACACCGGGACCATGGAGAACTGAAGATTTATTTGTTTATCCAACCGACGAAACAAAAACAGCCGTAGCCGATTGTGGGCGCACTATCTATAACATAGAGCAGGGGAGAGCAAACGCCAAGCTAATCGCCGCCGCTCCTGAGTTGTTGGAAATGCTGAAGGCCGCAAAAGAACATCTTGAATATTGCGGCTATGGTGATTCGTATGAAAGAGAATGTGCCGGGAATTTAGATGATAGAATTCAAAACGCAATTGACAAGGCTACAAAGGAGTGAAATGCGTAAATTGACAATTGAATATTTAGTGGATTGGTGTCGAGTGTGTTCTGATAAGATATGCGAATGCCAAAAATGTGTAATCACGAAAAGGAAAATATGTGTAGATAATTGCATGTGTAAGCCGTTTGATAATAAACAATTATCTGCGCCTTTTTGTTATAGGCAATACAATTAACAGGCGATAAAATGAACCGTTATGACCGTTATTTAAAAATCATTTCTTGGGCGCGTAGGCGTTATACTGTTAATGGTCGGTTGTTCTATATGAAAAATGGGAAGAACACTAAATATACCCGGATAGAGCATAGCGCGGCGCGTAAGTATTTGAATGTAGTCATTAATTAAAGGGGGTTTATTATGTTTTGGGCTATTGTTTTGGTTTTGTGGGTGATAATTGGGATTTATTCCATCCAAAATAATTGGCGAAAAGACTTACCAATTAGAAAAGTAAATATTTTGCCGTTGTTGTTGTTTGGGGTAATAATAGGCCCATTTGTTGGTTTTTTCGATATCGTTTGCTTTTGTTTTAAGCGGACGTTTCCAAATTTTGATTGGAACAAAGAAATTTTATCAAAGAAGGATAACTAAAGGAGATTTTATCATGGCATGCGAAAAGTATTGTAAGGGAATGAAGCAAACGAAAAGAGGCCCGGTGACGATTGATCTTGACCCGGAATTACACAAGAAATCTCGTTTTGTTAAATTGTCGGGGTGGTTGTGTCCGCTTGGGTGCTTGTATGATCCAAAGACGGAAAAGGCCGCTAATAATTTAATTGCTAATGGCGGTGGGCATCATATTTGCATGAATAATAAGTATAGAGGGATGTTGTTTGCTGGTTAAAAATAATCATTAAAGGTGCGAGACATGACTAAGACAGAGCTTGCAAAATACGCCGGTGAGCAAATTTATGCACTATGCACACGGCCAGGTGGTAAATTTACAGATATACACTGTTTAACGGTCTACCGCATAACTGAGCGCGGCACGCTTAATCATGTCTGCGAGGTTATGGGTTGTGTTGCAAACAAAGCGCAATATTCTGAAATATTTAAGTTAACGAACGGTTATTATGTTATGGGTCGGCCTACAGCCGCTAAAATATCAAAAGGGATAATTGGGAAATTAATTCAGGGATAATAAAGAGGGGTGTCATGAAAGAAAAAGTTTTGCAGATAGTGGAAAACGCTCTTGGTAGTGCCGAAGATAATCTTTATCGTGCTGATAGTCAATTTGGGAAAATGACCGCTAGTGAGTTGTTGGAAGAGTATGGCGAATCGGGCGAACAATGCGGTGAAATATACAAAGGGTATAAAGAAAGGGAGAGGGAATTGAGGCAGTGTGTCGAATGGGTGAATGATTTGTAGTAGCTAAACCAGCATAGTATTTTAAGGCCGTTAATCGTCTAATTGGTTGTTAGACTTTTAACGGCCTTTTTCTTTGTTTTTCTCCTGAATTTTCCTAAAAATAAGTCTCAGTAAGTCCAGGTTTAGAGAGTTATAGAGTATTTAAGTCTTTCCACCCTCCCCAAAATTTAGAGAGTATAGTATAAAAATAGTAAAGTATATATTTTTATACAACATATGGCCCAGATAGGGGAGGGTCGAAAGGTCTCGAAAAAGCGTTAAGTCTCAGATGGAGAAATTTGTTTGTTTTTTCGGGCATATAGGGTAAAATGAGGCTTGAAAATCAATTTATAGGTGGAATTATGGCGTTTGAACCAATAGAACCGGCACAAATGAAAGAAACTGCTGAGAAGACGAAGGATGGTTTCTTTGCCCAACAATGCAATTTAAGAGGCAGACCCGCTTTTTACGATACGCCGGAGAAAATGGAGAAAAGGCTAACGGAATATTTTGAGATATGCCACGCAACGAAGAGACGGGCAACTAAGCCGGGAATGATGCTTTTCCTCGACTTTGCGGACAGACAATCATTATACGCTTATAAACGTAAATCAGCGGGTTTTAATTACTTACTAAAAAAAGCCGAAAGAATGATTCAAGAAAACCTCTGTCAGCAAGAGACACCAATGGCCATGTTCCAGCTAAAAGCGTTCTATGGGTTGTCAGAGAACAGTCACGATAACAGCGAGGATGACGATCAAGAAGATGATGGTTTTGACGAACAAATGAACGCAGCAACTAAAGCGGCGTTTGGGGAATAACAATAGATTGTTAGAAGCCATCAACAATCGTCAGTAAACCATCAATGGTCAGTGATAATCAGCAAGGCAAACAATGAAAAAACCAGCATTATTCAAATGGGGGCCAATAAGCCCCAAGCAGTTAAAAGTCCTCACGTGGTGGCGTAAAGGCTCACCGGTAGCAGACTGTGACATGATCATTTGTGAGGGGTCAATCAGGTCCACTAAAACGGTTAGTATGTCATTGTCGTTCGTCGAGTGGGCCTTTGCTACGTTTGACAATGAGCTATTCGGCCTGACAGGCAAGACGATTGGGACACTAAGGCAAAATGTTGTAGAACCTCTAAAAAAGATCCTTGCCGGACGTGGTTACAAAGTTAAAGACAAAAGGGTCGATAAACTCCTAATAATCACCAAAGGGCGCAAGACGAACACTTTTGAGTTGTTTGGTGGTAAAGACGAAGGTAGCCAAGACTTGATCCAGGGCCGAACGCTTGCGGGTCTATTAGTGGATGAAGTGGCATTGCAACCTGAATCATTTGTTAATCAGGCTACAGGACGTTGTAGTGTACCAGATAGCAAGATATGGTTCAATTGCAATCCAGAGGGGCCTTTGCATTGGTTTAAAGTCAATTTTATTGATAAGGCCGTTGATCTTAACGCTTATCTGCTACATTTCACTCTTGACGATAACCACACACTGACTGATAAAATTAAAGATAGATATAAACGCATGTATCATGGCGTTTTCTATCAACGGTACATTCTCGGTTTGTGGGTAATGGCTGAGGGTTTGATATATGACATGTTCAATCAGGACGAACACGTTGTATATGCTCCAAAGGATCTTGACCGTTTTATAGTCGGTATTGATTACGGAACAACAAACCCCTGTACATTTGGATTGTATGGCTGGAAGGCCAGGGACCCAAAGAAAAGGGTCTATAAGATTAAAGAGTATTATTTCGACTCAAGAGCAGAAAGCAATAATAAAAACAATCGGAAAACCGATAGCCAGTATGCAGATGATTTCGTGGAGTTCATCGGAGATATTAAGTTAGATGGATTGTACGTTGATCCTTCAGCGGCTTCATTTATCACAGAGTTACGGTCTAGGGGACTGATTGTTAAAGAGGCTACCAATGATGTGCTGGACGGGATTCGGTTTGTTGCATCTTTTATTAAAAAAGGTCGGCTTCTTTTCGATATATCTTGCAAAATGTCAATCCAAGAGATAAGTGGTTATTTATGGGATCAAAAGGCGCAACAAAAAGGCGAAGACAAACCAGTCAAAGAAAACGACCATACACCGGATGAAACCAGATATGCAATATTCAGTCATTTCGGTAACATAACTAACGTAACGGATGCATTATGACAGAGAAAGACGCGCAATCACCGAAAGAGGTACATGCAAAACTAGATGCCATTGTCAACGCCGTGTCTGGTTTTGGTGGCTCTAATGATCCGGTAACAAGGTCCACGTTTCAATCTGGCGCAATTCTCACTCGTGAAGAATTAGAGATAATGTATCGTTTCGACTGGACGACCAGAAGGGCGTGTGACGTTATCCCGGAAGACGCAACAAGGGAAGGCTTCACAATCCAGATGGATGATGACAACCTTATTGCTGAGTTGTTGGAAGATCTCAAACGATTGAAGGTCCCACAAAAGATTAAAAAGGCTTGTAAGCTGGCAAACCTTCATGGTGGTTCTGTTATTCTGTTAGGCGCTTTAGACGGTGCCGGGGAAAATACAGAAAGCCCGCTAAATATAGACAGTATCAGTGAAGTTGCTTTTTTGACAGTCTTCGACAGATGGCAACTACACATTGCACAAAAGTACGACGACCCCTTACAAGCTAAATATGGTGAGCCTGAGATATATGAGATAAAGCCAATAAGCCACGATAAAAGCACCCTACAAAACAGAAAGATACACGAAACACGACTATTACGTTTCGATGGTGCGTTGTTACCTGATTATGTATTGGAGCTAAATCAAGGTTGGCATGATTCGATTATCATTGCGATCCACGATGCACTAAAGCATTTCCAGATCAGCACCCAGGCAGGCGCGGTTCTATTTCAGGATTTCGTTACTAAAGTGTTAAAAATGCCTAGCCTTGCAACATTGATGCTTAACAAAGAATATGATCTAATTGAAAAGAGAATACAACTTGCAGTAGGCAAGATGTCTTCTGTTGGCATTGCAGTGATTGGCAATGACGAAGAAATGGATAAGTTTCAAACTCCAATAACCGGCCTTGTCGAGTTAATGGACAAATACATCGAATATGTATGTGCCGCCATTGAAACACCTAGAGCGCGGTTCTTTGGCCAACAATTAGGCGTATTAGCCGGAGCAACAGAAACAACCCGGCAGTATTATGATAGAGTAGGCGTATATCAGGAAGACAAGATTAGAAACCCGCTTGAATATCTTTTAACCCTATTAATGGCGGCGAAAGGAAAAACGCCTGATAAATGGTCTGTTAAGTTCAATTCTCTTTACAAAGAAACGGAGAAAGAAATTGCAGAAACGAGAAAAGCGCAAGCCGACACTGACGCAATTTATATTGATCGTCAGGTACTTTCACCGGAAGAAGTTACTGCAAGTCGTTTTGGTTCAGGTGAGTACAGCATTGAAACGACTATTAACACTAATGAGCGAAGGGAATTCAACAAAGAAAAGAAAGATGTTGATATAGACCATGAACATCAATTCATGTATGATGACCGACCTTTTTACACTAACAGCACGTTTGATGCAGCCGATGGCCATTACCATAATGGGATGTTAGGTGGTGAATCATTTAACACTGGTTCAGCAATTTATGATGAAGACGAAAACGACCATTATCATGAATTTGTCTTTGAAAATGAAACACGCCGAACTTCAGGGAGGCTGTAAAATGGCTACACAGATCATCAAATATTTTGAATATGAACATCTACCGGAAACCCTACAGAAGATAAGCAAACCGATTGGGGAGCTTGCAAAAGAAATGGATAGACTATTGCCAGACGGAGCCGAAAAAAGCGCAGGGTTGCGCAAACTTCTTGAAGCCAAAGATTGTCTTGTTCGTGCAAACATCTAAAGGGATTGAGGTTAAATAACATGGCTTCTAACACGATCAAATTACCAATTAGCAGAGTGACCAGACGAATAACCATGAGCGTGAAAATTACTGGCTTTAGATCATGGGGGTTCAGATTATGGGTAGGCACACGATTGATTAAATTAGCTTGTTTTATCGTTGGTTGCAAAACTGAGATAGAGGTTAAATAAATGCCACTAATGCGCTGTAGGAAAGATGGTCGGAAAGGGTGGAAATATGGCAATAGTGGGGTTTGCTATATTGGGACCGATGCAAGAGGCAAGGCCGAAAAACAAGGCCGGGCCATTGAGGTGTCTAAGGCCAAGCGTGATGCAAGACCAATAAGGCGCAAGGACCTTCCGGCAAAATCAAAAGTACCTTATCGACAGCGTGAAGGCCGGACTATTGCAAGAAGTTATACTACTGCAATAAAACGATTGATCGAACCACAACTAGATATTGTTAAAAAGGAATTAGATTCAGCAATTCCTCGTATTGTTGCTACTTATAAAATGCAGACTAAAGTTGATTCGGACTCGTATGGGGTTCAGATAACAAATGTCTTTACTGGTATCCGTGACAAAGTAGGTTTTGCAGCAAATGAACGTGAAACTGAAATAGTTTCGCAGAGATTTGCAACAAGAACAGAAAAGTTTCAGCGAAGACAATTCGACAATCAATTCAAAGCCGTTTTAGGTATCTCTTTGGCCTTATCTGAACCGTATCTTAAAAACGTGGTTTCTTCCTTCGTTGCGGAAAATGTCAGTAGGATTTCAAGCATTGCCCCTGATATGGTCGATAAGATGGAATCAACGATTAGGCTAGGCGTTGAGGCCGGTGATAGCACAAAGACAATTCAGGATAAGATCGTAAACGATTTCAAGATCCCAGCAAGCAGGGCAAAGCTAATAGCGGTTGATCAAATCGCAAAATTCAATGGGAAACTGACAGAGCTACGGCACAAAGAGGCAGGGGTAAAAAAATACATCTGGTCAGATTCAGATGATCGCCGTGTAAGGCGTAGCCATCAAGGATTAGATGAAACGGTACAAAGGTGGGACAAACCACCTGTTTCGGGCGTAGGTGGAGAAAGGCTTCATCCTGGAATGCCTGTCCGGTGTCGATGTGTAGCAATCCCTGTTTTTGAAGGGTTCACAATTTAAAGGAGGTTAAAATGTCTTATTCATTGGAAAGCAAATGTCACACTTGTAAACTTGAACCAAGATGTACCGATTACGAAAATATCCGTGGTGCTATTGATATCATTCACCACATTGGCTATGCAAAAAGCCATCGGGGAGCCGGAACAATAAAACTTGAATGTCAGAATCATCAGCCAAAAGAGGAAAGCAATGATCAAAGTTAATTCAACAACGAAAATTGATGAAATTACTGGTGATATTGTAAAAGTAACCAGACAAGACACCTTTCGTCTTGATGCTGAACAAAAGTTCAAGGTCACGGATCAAGGGTTCCTTATTTGTTCTGCTTCTGTGACCAGGGCCGGTGTTTTTGTTTACCATGACGCGGCAGGAAAAGAAATCCGGGAGCTTCGCCATCCAAATGAGGTTTTCAACCAAGATTCTCTTGACTCTTTAAAATTAATTCCGTTGACTAATCAGCACCCATCTGTTCTAGTAAATTCAAGGAATATTAAAGATTATCAAGTTGGAACCACTGGAGAAATAGTAAAAAGGAAAGATGAATTTGTTGAAACAACCATTGTTGTTACTGATTCTCAAATGGTTCAAGAAATTCAACAAAGGCATTCCGATGGTGAAAGTATCGAGTTGTCTTGTGGTTATGATGCTGACACTATTTTTATTGCTGGTATTCACGATGTTGATGGGCCTTTTGATGCCGTTCAAAGAAATATTGTGTATAATCATGTAAGCATAGTTGATAAAGGACGGGCTGGCCGTCAAGTCAAACTAAAGTTGGACAAGGAGGAAACAAAGATGAAAATCAAGAGTAAATCCCTTGTTGCCGGTCTGTTTAAAATGGACGCGGCGACCCTGGAAGTTCACGAAGATTCCGCTAGTGTGGTGGAAAATCTTTTGGATAAACTGGACGAAGCGGTTGGTGTCATTAACAAAATGGGCATTGATTTTTCAAAGAAAAACGATGGGCTTCAGGCGAAACTTGATCAGGCCACGTCTGATCTTGATAAGGCAAAGAAAGACTCTGAAGGTATGATCAAGGCTGATTCTGTCGCCGCTCTTGTTGAGGAGCGCATTTCCGTTATTGATATCGCCAAGAAGCTGAAAGTTGATACTGACGGCAAAGACACCAAACAAATCAAGGTTGATATTATCTCGGCTTCTGATACCGATTGGAAAGCTGATGGCAAGAGTGACGATTACATTCAGGCCCGTTTTGATGCAATCGTAGGTGCCATCAAAAATGATAATTCAGGTCTTGGGGATATCAACAAGAATCTCAATCTGAAAAAGAAAGACGATGATAATGCTCCTGTTGACCACCGCAAGACATTCATTGACAAATCCGATAATCTTCACAAGGACGGTGAGTAATGCAAACTTCAGTTGAAACCACTATGACCATTGGGATGCCTGGTCAGTTGGCAGATATCGGGGATCACGATGTGGTGAGCCGATTAAACAACAGCAAACAGTTGATTACCACTACCATTAGTGCTGCTGATCTATCAACCACTTTGACCATTAATGGCACTGCTTTTAACGTTAACTCCGGCGCAGCGTCTTTGACAGTTACCGAGCTACGGGACTTGTTAATTGCGGCTATTACTGCTGGTTCTGAGCCGGTTACTGCTACAGTTAACGATGCTGATGAACTTTATGTTGAGGCAGACGTTGCCGGGACAGCTTTCACTTATGCGGATACTGTAAACGTTGCCAGTGTTGACATTATCGCTAACGAAACCGGGACCGAGTTTGGTCTTTTCGTAACTGAGGATGTCAATTCAAGCCTTGGTGACAATCTGGCCCATTCTCCGAAATCTGCAACGGATATTACAACCGTCGGTAAACTTGCTGGTTTGACTGTTCATTCACATGCAAACGAGCAAGCTGCTGCTAATTCGGATAATGTTGGTTACGATCTTGCAAGTGCGATGTCGGTTCTTCGCAAAGGCCGGATTTATGTGAGAGTCGAAGACGCTGTGACGAAAACCAGTGGTGTCTATGCCCGGCACACTGCTTCTGGTTCAAATACCACTCTCGGTAAGTGTCGCTCTGATGATGATAGTTCTTCTGCCGGGTTGGTTCCAGGTGCCCGTTATGAGACTTCTGCTGATGCTGGTGGGATTGCAACCGTTAACCTTAATTTGGTGTAATCAAATTTATCGACAATAGTTGATAATTCAATAAGGAGTGAAGTTATGATTAAGATGGATGCTGTTGCCCATAAATTTGATGCCAACGAAACCCTGTTTATGCAGGGCCAGATGGAATCTATCGAAGCAAAATTGTATGAGTTCAAGAAAAAGGAACTCAGATATCGGATGTTTGTTCCTGTGAGCAATCGTGACCATCCTGGTGCTGAATCAATCACCTATCGTATGTACGATATGGTCGGTATGGCTCGGGTGATTTCCAATTACGCCGATGATCTACCTCGCGCCGATGTGTTTGGTAAAGAATTTACTCAGGCTGTCAAGGGATTGGGTAGTTCTTTCGGGTACAGCACTCAGGAAATCCGGACTGCTGCCATGAACAACACTCCTTTGGATGCTATGAAGGCTGCCGCGTCCCGGCGGTCCATCCATGAGAAGGAATCAGCAATTTGTTGGAACGGGGACCCGGCTTCTGGCTTGAAGGGTTTTCTGGATAACGAGAATGTCCCCCTTTTGGCTACCCCTACTGGTTCCGGTGGTTATACTTGGCTGCTCAAGACTCCTGATGAAATCATCAAAGATGTTCGTTTGATGGTCACTCAGATTCGCACTCAATCGAAGGCCGTTCATGCTGGGGACACTCTTCTGTTGCCGATTGCACAGTATGATATCCTGGCGAATACCCCGAGAAGCACTCTCAGTGATATGACCATTCTTGAGTTCTTGACCAAACCGGGTAATTCATTTGGTTTGACCACGATCAGTTGGTTGATTGATGAACTTGATAATGCTTTTACGGGTGGGACCGAAGACGCCGCGGTTATGTATGAGAACTCGCCTGAAGTCCTTGAGCAACGGATTCCTTTGGAGATGATCACTCATCCAGTACAGGAAAAGGGTCTTGAAATGAAGATCCCTGTTGAGTCTCGGCATGGTGGGGTTGTTATTCGTTATCCGCTTGCTATCGTATTTATGACAGGTATTTAATCGTAGCTTAAACAACAATCTCTCGGAGAAGATAACAATGATTGTAATTAATAAAAGACCGTCAACTGTAACCCTGCCGTGTGGGAAAGGCCAATCCCACACTTTCCTTCCTGGTAAAAACGTTATTACCGAGGAGCTTTTTGAAAGTGTCAAAGAGGCATTGGGGCAGAAGAGATTTGGAAATTATTCTCTTATGTTCAACGTTATTGAGCCTGAAAAGGCTAGTAAGCCTGGGGCCGAAGAAAAACCAGACGAAAAAGAAAATGTCGATGATCTTTTTTCTTATGGGGCAAAAGAAGCGATTGAAATTGTTAAAGCGACCGCTTCTTTGGGAGAACTTGAGAAGTATAAAGCTTCTGAAGAGCGGGTCACTGTAGTAAATGCGATCAAAGAGCAAGAGAAGGTAATTGCCGACTTTGATCAGAAGATCGAAGACAGCAAGAAGGAAGAGGAAGAGGATTAAGTTAAATGGGAGACACTACAAAGGCATATGTTCTTTTAATAGCTTCTGAATTGTCTGTAGTCACCAATGATGATATCTGGACTTTAATCCTTTCAGATGTCACCTCGGAGGTTGGTACTGCTTACGGAACAAAACAAGAACGGGCGCAACGATATTTGACAGCGCATTATATGACTTTGGCAACTCCTAGTAATGTGTCGCCCTCTTCTTCTTCTGGTCCGTTGGTCTCCGAGTCGATTGGGAAGAGGAGGGTGGCATTTTCTGATAAAGCATTTTCTGATCATAGCAGATTAGATGAAACCAAATATGGGAGAATCTTTACTGATATCAGAAGCAGTTGTTCGATAGGATTAATGGTGTTCACACCATGAGCAGTCGAATCGTCACTAAAGATGACAAGAAAGAGTGGAACAAGCTCAAGAGACTAATCCAAAAGACAAAGAAACGTGGTGCCGGAAGTGTTGACATAGGACTTTTTGGGAATCAAGGTAGCGATTTAGTTTATTATGCAACCGTTAATGAATTTGGTGAAGGTAGGGTTCCTGAAAGATCATTTTTAAGATCAGCGATTGACGAAAACAAAGAGAAGATAAGAAAGTTTGTAACAATTGAGTTTGCAAAAGTAGTGAAACGTGAACAAACGATGATAAAGTTCACCAAGCGTTTAGGAGTCTTTGGGGTTGCTCTTGTTCAAGCGAAAATAAAGAAAGGCCCGTTTAAAAAGAATCACCCAATAACGATAAAAAGAAAAGGTTCAGACAAACCGTTGATTGATACTGGAAGAATGAGACAGTCAATAACATTCAGAGTACGTTAATGAGCCTATTAGATAGAAAAGCATTTACGATCACCCGGACGCCTTACACTTTTACTAAAGGTCGGCCAGTAGCCGGGTCCCCTGTTGTAGTAAAAGGGATAGCAGATTTTCAACCTGCTGATGGTGACGATCTTTTAAAATTGCCTGAAGGGGAAAGAGGGAAAAGAGTTTTAGAAGCTTTTTCTGATGACACTGAGTTTTTGAAACAAGATAGACTTGTTATTGATGAATCAGGGGAAGAGTTTGAAGCCCAACACACTGAAGATTGGCATGATTCTTCAATTGGTTATTACAGTGCTTTAATTGTATCGGTGGATTAAATGGCGATCGACGCGACATTAGAGGATGCTATTTATGATTTCATTGCGTCAGCTTCAGGGTTAACTCCGATATGGGCATATCCAGACACTGACAGGCCGCCATTACCTTATATCACAATGAATATAAGCAGCGGCCCTAGCAAAGTCGGTGAAGTAACAGAACGCAGGGTTTCAGAAGACGTTTTTAAATACCATCAAGTGTGGAGATTCACTTTAAGCATAAATGTGTATTCGCTTACGAATCACATGGAGTGTCTAACTAAGATTATAACGGCTACTAGCCTACCTAGCAAAATCGAAATTTTAAGGTTAGCAGGTTTAGCAGTGTGGGGTCCCCCTGGACCCACAACAGATATTACGGAATTATTGAATACAAGTTTTGAGCCAAGAGGCCATGTTGATTTATTTATGTCTTATGGCGAAGAAACAAACGACACAGTAGGTGAAATTCACACTGTAACATCTGATTACGATTTAAGCGAGAACACAGGGTCAATTACGACAACCATTGATTAGGAGAAGGTGTTATGGGAACAGAAATTAAAGACATCCTTGATGTTACAGTAACCAGGGAAACCGCAAGATTGGCTAGGGTGGGCTTTGGTGTTCCTCTAATCATGGACAATCATACTCGTTTGCCAGATAGAGTAAGAACTTATTCTGATCCGGCTGATATGCTGGATGATGGGTTCTTGGTTACTGATAACGCCTATATTGCTGCATCTACTTTGATGAAACAAGCTCTTTCCCCTAAGACTTTTAAGATTGGCCGGAAGTTTGGTGATGTGAATGAGCTTCAGTCATTCACTATTGATGCCTTGGCTACTGGTGGGACTTTTACCATGACTTATGGTGAAGAAACCACTGCTGGAATCGCTTATGATGCTTTGGTCGCCACTATTGAAACTGCGATTGAAGGTCTAACTGGAATAACTTCGGTAACGGTAGTTGGCACATGGGATGCAGCCAAGACCATGACGGTAGAGTTTGACGGAGCAGACGCTAATACTGCTTTTGATCAAATCACCTTAGATGGGTCTAGCCTTACAGGTGTCGCTTCTTATACGTCAAGCACGACTGATAACGGTTCTGCTACTGAGACTTGGGCAGTGGGTCTTGCTGCTATAATCGCTGCTGATAACGATTGGTATTGTCTCCTGGCCACTACTCGGATAGATGCAGATATCGAGGCTCTTGCCGATGCAATCGAGGTTCTTACCAAGGCTTATATCTGGTGTTCTGATGCAGCAGATTTATTATTGTCTCCAGCTACTGATATCGGCTCGATTTTGAAAGCAAAATCTTATGATCGGTCCATTGGCCTTTATTCAGCAGATGAAGCCGTCTTCCCCGAATGCGCTTGGGCAGGTGGGCAACTTCCTGAAGATCCAGGATCTATCACCTGGAAATTCAAGACGCTCGTTGGTGTCACCCCAGATGATTTGTCTGCCAATGATCTGACCAACCTTCAAAGCAAGAACGTAAATTACTTTGAAACGGTTGCAGACCGAAATGTTGTTACATCAGAAGCTATTGTGGCTTCCGGCGAATACATTGACATTATTCGTGGCATTGATTGGCTAATTGCCAGAATCGGTGAGGATGTGTTTTTGTTGCTGGTCAACGAAAAGAAGGTTCCTTTTACCACTCAAGGGATAACCTCAGTTGAAACGGTAATATTGTCAAGGCTCTTGGATGCAGAAAATGTCGGTCTTATTGCTCCCGGCACTTCTGGGGTGAATGCACCACTTATTGACGACATTTTAGTTGCGGAGAAAGGAAATCGTTTCCTTGATGATATGGATTTTTATGGTGATCTGGCCGGGGCTATCCACACTGCTGCTATCAGCGGGAAACTTTCTTTATAAGGAGCATGATCTATGAAAACGTATAGCCCTGAAGAGGTATCAATAATCATCGGTGGAAGCATCATCAAAGGATGGGAGACAGTAACCGTTAGTCGTGATGAAGACGAATGGAGTTTTGTTGCTGGCACTGATGGTGAATCAACCAGGACAAAAAATGCGAACAAGTTGGGTATGTTTGAGCTTGTGATGTCTCAATCGTCCGAGGATAATCTTGTGTTGTCTTCTTTCTCTGTATCAGGATCACTTTTAAATTCTGCCATTAAGGATAATTCCGGGAACTCTCTTCATGTGATCCCGGCAGCAACGATAGTAAAACCTGCTGATGCTGAATATGGCAAAGAGGCTGGAAACAGAACATGGCAAGCAAAGGGGGATCTTTCAGTTCATGTTGTTGGTGGAAACAGTTAATCAATAAAAACTGAATTACTCGGAGGTTTCAGTTATGGCTAAGAAGGAAGTGTCGAAAACGATTGATGGTAAAAAGTACACGTTTTATCAACTACCACCACGAAAGAGTGTTAAAACTCTTTTCCGATTAATGAATATAATCGGGCCATCTTTGGGGTCGGTAGTCGGTTCAGCAAAAGATGTTAAAACGATTGAGGATTTGTTCTCTGCCGATATTGATCTGTCGAAAGTTCTTGGGTCATTATTTGATAGGATTGACGAGGATAAAGTTTGGGGGATCATGGAAGATGTTTTGTCTCAAACAATCTGTGAGGATGGCAAGGGTGAAATAGACATTGACATCCATTTTAAAGGTGATATCCAGACCCTATTCAAAGTCGTTTTTGAGGCTATTAAAGTGGAGTACGGAAGTTTTTTCGCCGGGAAATTCGACCTAGAAGGAGCATTGCAGGGCAAGGGGCCGGATACGATCCAGGGAAGTTAAATATTGAATGGGTGATCTGGCGACCAATCCTCGCCAAGATCACCACCCTGCAAGAAATAGAACAACATTGGTCTATAGATGACCTTTTTGATGCCCATGAAGCATTAGACATACAACAAGAGGCTGAAAACCATAATGGCAAAGGGAACTAGCATAAGAGATTTATTTGTCAGTATTGGTTTTGATATCGAGTCTGAAGACTTAGACAAACTCGATAGAAGCCTTTCTGGTACGATAAACACGGCCAAAAAACTTGCCTGGGCAATAGGTGGGGTCGGTGTTGCTCTTGGTTACGTTTTAAAAACAGCCGGTGGCTTTGAACAACAAGAAGTTGCTTTTGAGGTTATGCTTGGCGGAGCGGAGCTGGCGAAGAAAACCCTTGACGACTTGTTCCAATTTGCGGTTGTCACTCCGTTTAAAATCCCAGACCTTTTGACAAATTCAAAGCAGCTTCTTGCCATGGGGTTTGAAGCTAAAAACTTAATCCCCACTATGCGGATGCTTGGTAATGTTGCTTCTGGTCTAAGCGTCCCATTGCGCCAAATTGCCCATAACTTCGGGCAAGTCAAAACACAAGGGAAGTTAACAGGCAGAGAGCTAAAGGATTTTACTGTTGCTGGTGTTGATCTTCTCGCGGTCCTTACAAAACAATTGGGCACAGCAGGGGTTGAAGCCACAAGATCAATGATGCAAAGAGGCCAAATCTCTTTTGAAATGGTCAATAAAGCATTCAAAGCCATGACATCATTAGGCGGAAAGTTTTTCAAGCTAATGGACAGGCAATCCAAGACATTTCTTGGTATTGTAAATAATATCACAGATGCTTTATATATTTTAACTATTCAAGCTGGTGGCAAATTGTTACCAGCAGCGAAGAAATTGGCGAACGAAGCATTGCAGTTCCTTATAGTAAACAGGGAGCTAATAAAATCAAAAGCAGCCGATTTCTTCACTAAATTAGCGAAAATCTTTTTTAGGCTTTGGAGGATTACAAAGAACATAGTCGCTGGAATAGATGGATTGGTTCAAGCCTTTGGTGGTTGGGAAAGAGTGATAAATGGAGTTATAACCGCTTTAGTTGTTTTGCTTGGATTGCAAGTGTTGTCTTTTATAGGGACTATGACGGCTGGCATTTATAAGGTCATCAAAGCATTGACATTGCTGAAAGCTGGTTTATTTGCTGTTCAATTCGCCGCTCTTTTGGTTCCTGTTTTAATAGGTGCTGCTGTTGTTGCCCTTGGTCTTTTGTTTGATGATATCGTTGGGTATCTAACTGGGAAAGATTCGTTAACCGGATTAATCATTGAAAATTTTGAGAAAAAATTTCCAAAGGCTTTTAAAACATCCTTATCTGTATTGGAGTCGTTTAAATCTGCGTTTAAATGGATTGTAGAAGGGCTTTCTTTATGGGTCGATGGGATAAACAAAACCATTAAAGCGTATAAAGAAATATCTAAGCTAATGGAAGAATCGGGTAATGCCGATAAAAAACCAGGCATATTTGAAAACATCAAGACGCTTATATTTGATAAAGACGAACTTGCAGCGTTAAGTGGTTTTTTGGGTTCCACTGGAATTCGTTCGCCAAGCGTTGCGCCTAATTCCAGCAATACGACCAATATTTCTTCAGGCCCTATTACTGTCAATGTCCCAGAAGGAACCTCAACCGAGCAGATAGGCCCCATTGTTCAAAAGAGTATTGAATCAGCGATGGAAGCGGTATGGAGATCGACCCATATTGCGACTAAACCACAAGAGGCATTTTAATGGCTTCTTTATCTGAATTAGCAAAATCAATAAAAAACAAACGCCTTACTATCTTGCCGCTAGAGAAAGACAAGGCGCCTATTGAAATATTGGATGTATCTATTTCTGAAGACCATACTCTTAATGCCAAAGCCACGAAACTTCCTGTTGAGGATGGTTCTGATATAACAGATCATGTTATAAAGAAAGGACGGACTCTAGCATTCCACGGCATTATATCAGATGATCCACTTGCTGTTGCTGAAGGATTGACGACAACGGCTTTAGGGATCGCTGGTAATATTTTTGGCAGTAGAGCGATTCAAACAGCCGGACAGCTTGTGAAATTGACAAGTAATTTAACAACAGATGAAGCCAAAAGAAGTGCAACGGCAAAAGCGAATTTAGAACAAATTTATGAAAACAATATCCCTGTTTCTATTGAAACATCAATAGGGACATATTCTAACATGGTTATGGAAAAGTTACATTTTCCGAGATCATCAAAAACCGCAAACAGTCTTGAAATAAACGCTGTATTTTCACAGATTGATTTGGTCGCAAGCCAGACTGTAACTATAGCGATAGCCGATACTGCTGCCCCTGGAATCAAGCCTGTAGAGAAAGACGGGAATAAATCACCAATAGTTCCCACTAAAGCAATACAGGATAATACAACTCTTTTTCTAGACATTAGCAAAGGGATTTATGATTCGGCATCAAGAGCATATAAAAGCCTTTTCGGGGTTCAATAATGGCTATCAAACAGCTTCCATTGAACACAGAGAGTTATAATTTTGAGTTTCGTATTCCGTTAGATGGGAAAACATTCACACTTGCTTTTCGTTACAATCAAAGGGCCGAGCGTTGGATGATGGATGTTAGAGATAATTTAAACACCCCCATAAAAACAGGCTTGGCTATCCTTGGTGGGGCCGAATTGATTGAAAGGTTTGTTGCTGACAAAAACTTACCAGACGGGAGCCTATTCTTTTTAAACATAGAAGACATTAAATCAGATATAAGCTTTGAAGGCTTTGGCGAGAATGGCCTGGTTATGTATGAGGAATCAGCATAATGGCAGAAAAGTTATTCGGAAGACAAGTTAAAGTTACTTTCGGGCAACGTGGCTCAAAAGGGGTTTCTGTATCAGGGCTTAGAGTCTCGTTTGATATAAAAACTGATAAATCCGAAATGGGGAATGATTGTAAAGTAAAAATTTACAACATGAACAAAGAACACAGGGATATATTAAAAAACGAAGATGATATGGTCATAACCCTTGAAGCCGGTTATGAAAAAATATCTGAGCTTTATTTCGGGGATATTCAATATTCGATCCCAACTGAAAGAGTTGGTCCTGATCTTGTAACGACGATAGAAGCGAAGACAGGGCAAAAAGCCATAAGGGAATCTAGTTTCACTCGGACGTATAATGCTGGTTTTGGGTATGATAAAATATTTGACGATATTAAAAAAGAATTAGTGAAAAATGGCTCTGTGAATGTGAGTTTTGACGGGAAAAACATTGTTGGGCTAGAAGGATTATCGGTTAAAAATGTTTTTGTTTTGTCTGGGACCATCGAATCCGTGATGAATAAGTTTTTTGCTGGTCCTGGTCTTGAATGGAGCGTTCAAAACAAAGAACTTCAAGTCTTAGGGCCAACGCAGACAATCCATGAAGCGGTACAACTTTCTCCCAAGACAGGCTTGCTAGGGACACCAAAGCCAAGAGAGAAGGGGATTGAGTTCAAGGCTTTGATTCAGTCTACCGATTTATTGCAGCCTGGGAAACCTGTTGAGATTGTATCAGAAACGATGCCTGGGATCTTTAAAATCCAGAAAGCATCTTTTAAGGGTGATACTCATGGCCCTGATTGGTTCGTGAAGGTAGAAGCGGAATGACAGAAAAACAAAAAGAAAACCCATCATTAAGCACAGTGATCAAATCAGCCATTGATGCTAAATTGTTGGAGACTCATACCGCTATTCCTGGGGTCATTAAAAAATATGACAAAGACACTCAGCTTGCGGATGTTCAACCGGCAATCAAAAAGAAATTTATTTTTAAGGATGAAGTTGAAAAATTACCTCAAATAACAAATGTTCCTGTTCAATGGCCTTCTGCAAACGGCGGCGAAGCGTTTATTCATTTGCCGTTGAAGCCTGGTGACACTGGATTGCTCGTTTTCTCAGAAAGGTCTATAGGGGATTGGATTCTTGGAGAGGGCGATGAAACCACTCCTACGGACCCCAGAAAGCATGACCTTTCCGATGCGGTCTTTATCCCTGGCGTCAAGCCAACAAAAAAAGCCTTTGCCGGGGCTTCCGATGATAATATTGTAATAAAAAACGGGGATTTGGTTGTGGAAATCGCCCCTAGTGGTAAAATGAGTTTTACCAACTCAGCAGATGAAATGATCCAAGTGTTGAGCGATTTAATCCAGAATCTTCTCGATGCAAAAGTGATAACATTTATTGGCCCCCAACCTTTTTGGGCTGTTACTGTAGCGGCTTTAACAGCCACGAAAAACAAACTTGATTCATTTTTGAGGTCATAGGATGGCACTGGCGGGGAGTGGTGACGCATGGGGTTCATCAATAGTTTCGGCTATTTTGGCCCTTAACCCAGATTCAGGGAGCATGACTTCAGAAGAATTGGAAACGATTACTGAGGCATGGCAAACTCTAGCCGGTGTTCATGCTTCGCATATAACAGGAAATTCAGTAATCAACCCCGGCTCGTTTATAACAACAGACGTTACGACAGGGGTTGAGACTGTAACGGGTGCAACCGAGATTTCATAATGGATTTAAAATTGGATTCAGATAATGATGTTCTTGTTGAAAATGGTGATCTTGTCTTATTGACAGGGGTTGAAGCCGTAGGCCAACATTTACGGAACAGATTAAATACTTTTTTTCAAGAATGGTTTTTGGATAAAAGAGAAGGTGTTCCGTATTTTGAGCATATCTTTAAAAAGAAAATTAACCCTCTTGTCGTCGATGGTATTTTCAAAAGAGAGATAATAAACACACCAGGGATACTCGAATTAAAATCTTTTAATTTAGATATTGACGGAACTTTAAGGGTTCTTACTTTATCGTTTACTGCATCAAGTACGGATGGTGATATTAACTTTTCGGAGGTAGTGCCAAGTGCCTGATTATGGATTAACAACAGAAGGGCTTGTGATTAAGAGTTTAGCGATAATTGATGCTGAGATTGACGCATCATTAAGGGCTACTTTTGGCGACCAGATAAACACGCTACCCCCTACAGTGTTTGGACAGTTGAAAGGTATTGTTTCAGAAAGAGAGTCTTTAATTTGGGAATTGGTCGAGGACGTTTATAATGCCCAATACCCCGACTCTGCGGAAGATGCCAGTTTAGATAATGTGTCCGCAATTACTGGTATTACACGCTTATCAGCGGTTGCGTCTACTGTCGATATGGCATTGTTTGGTACAGCAACAACGGTTATCCCTGCTGGCACTGTTTTTTCGATTCCTGGGGTCACTGACACCTCATTTTCAACTGACGAGCCAGCTACTTTGGACACTGGCGTTGATGAAATCCAGACTATAACCTTTTCAGGGACCCCAACAAGTGGAGCCTTTAAATTAATTTATGATGGAGAATCCACAAATGAACTATGGTTCTTTGTAACTTCTGCATATGTAACAACTGAACTAAATGGGTTATCTGGTTTATCTGAAGTCATAGTAACCGGAACTTTTGCTGCTGGTTTTGTAATAACTTTTGCTGGTGCCGATGGGAAACGAGAACAAGCCACTCTAACCTATTCAGATAACACTCTTGATGATGGCGCAGCAGTAACCATAGTTGTTACAGAAACCACTCCTGGCGAATATCAAGCAACGGTTGGCTGTACAGCCTTAGAAACTGGTGCGTTGCAAGCTATTTCGCAAACCATAACGAGTGTTGACACCCCTGTTACTGGCCTTGATTCGGTTTTTAACCCCCTTGATGCAACTGTAGGCAGGGATATTGAATCAAATATTGAATTGAGAATCAGGCGTGGTTTAAGCACGCAAATATCTGAAGCTGGTCCTACCGATGCAATCAGGAATAAAATCTTATCTCTTAATGATGACGAAACAAAAACCGTTCTTGAGTCTGTGATTGTATTGGAAAACTACACCACAGTAACGGATGCAAAAGGATTACCACCTAAGAGTTTTGAGGCAGTCGTTTATGAATTTGGTGGCGCAAATGATCGTGACCAAGAAGTTGCAGAAGCTATCTATGCAGCAAAACCAGCCGGGATCGAAGCACACGGCGACAAGGATTTTACTGTAACAGATAGCCAGGGGTTTGATCATACTGTAAAGTTTACTGAGCCTGATGAAGTAGACATTTATTTGATCTTAGATTTGACGGTTGATAGCACATACCCTGATGGTGGAGATGATACCCTTGAGGCAGATGTTGTTGAATGGGGAAATGAAATAGGGGTTGGCAATGACGTTATTGTTTATCCTTCTTTGGTTGGTCAATTAAATGGTGTTACCGGGATAACCGATGTTGTTGTGAAAATTGGTATTACAGCCTCACCTACCCTTGATAATAATATTGATATTGATGACGGAACAGGTGGCAATGTTGAATTGTCCAGATGGGACACAACCAGAATAACTATTAACCATGTGTAAGATATGACTACTACTGCAATAACAACGCACACAACAGATGCTAAAGCTAGGCTTATCCAGCAATATAGAGGAAAGGCAAACATCGAAGCATTGATTGCTAATTATTCTGGCGATCAAATACAAGCATTAGAAGAGGCTATTAATACGCTATACGGTCGATTAAATATAGATGGTTCAGAAGGTATTTCTCTTGATTTAATAGGCTCAATAGTCAGCCAAGATAGAGAAGGCTTCACAGATGCGGTTTATCGCTTATGGTTAAAAGCCAGGATTGGCAAAAACACATCAGAAGGGACCATTGAACAAGTTCTTTCTATCTGGAAAATCCTCGCATCAGCGAACACTGTTCAGTTGATAGAATCCTATCCCGCTGAGATTGATCTTTATACAGATACGAGCATTGATCCTACATTAATTGATTTGATTTTTGAATTACTTCAAACAGTAGTAGGTGCAGGAATTTCAGTCGGATTCATCGTAGTTTTTGATCCTGATGAAGCATTTGGTTATGAAGGAACAGGTGCAAACACTGCCGGGTATGATGATATAAGTTGGCCTATAAGAACTTCTGCTGCCGATAATAATTGGTTTGGTATCACTTATGGTAATGGTTTATTTGTAGTAGTAGCTGCAACTGGTACTGGGAATCGGGTAATGACTTCTCCAGATGGTATCAATTGGACTATCCAGACTTCAGCAGCGGATAATATTTGGGTTAGTATCACTTATGGTAATGGTTTATTTGTGGCCGTAGCCTCATCTGGTACTGGGAATCGGGTAATGACTTCTCCAGATGGTATCAATTGGACTATCCAGACTTCAGCAGCGGATAATAATTGGCAATCAGTTACTTATGGTAATGGTTTATTTGTGGCCGTAGCCAATAGTGGAATCGGTAATCGGGTAATGACTTCTCCAGATGGTATCAATTGGACTATCCAGACTTCAGCAGCAAATATTGATTGGCGTTCAGTTACTTATGGGAATGGTCTTTTTGTAGTAGTATCAGCA